TCAGTTAACTCTAAAAGCAAGAGCGGAGCGGGGCGAATAACCTCGCTCCTGTTGTGAGGTAATTATGGCTACACTGGACAAGGTGAAAATGGGGCTGCGTATAAAGACAACGGCCTACGATGAAGAACTCGCGGATCTGATAGCGGCGGCACAAACAGATTTAGGTATTGCCGGTGTCGCGGTTCCGTCAACGCTTGACGAGATCGTGACAAAGGCAATCATCACATACTGCAAAATGTCGTTCGGTCTGCCTGAGGATTATGACCGTCTCAAAAGGTCATACGATGAGCAGAAGGCTCAGCTCGTAACAGCCACAGGATACACCGATTGGTTGGAGGCGTAAGATGTATGACTCAATTGCAACGCTAAAGGGCGAACCGATAACCACGTACGACGAATATGGCAACGAGGTCATCACTTATACCGATAACGAAGTCTATGTGATGCCTCGTGGCGTATACAATGCGGAGTTCTACAACGCGGCTCAGGCTGGCCTTCATCCGTCTATAACGTTCGTGCTCACGAACAGAGCGGACTACAACGGTGAGCGGCTTATCGAGTTCGAGGGCAAGCTCTACAACGTGATCCGTACTGACTGGATGGGACAGAGGGACCAGATATCCCTTATATGCGAGGAGCGTGTGAATAATGGCTAAGACGAAGAGCGTCTCGATCCAGATGAAAGAGATACTCGATGAGTTCTCCGATAAGGTCAACGAGGTTCTTGATAAATCGGCAAATGAGACCGCAGACGAATCTGTTGAAAAGCTGCAAAACACTTCACCGAGCAGAACCGGGGACTATGCTCAGGGCTGGAGGGTGAAAAAAGAGGGCAAAGGCGATGTTATTGTTCACAATGCCACTCACTATCAGCTGACACATCTATTGGAGAACGGTCACGTTATTCGCAACAAGAAGGGCACATACGGACGTGCTCCAGCACACAGACATATTCGTCCTGTTGAGACATGGGCCAACAAAGAGTTTCAACGGAAAATAGAGGAGGGCCTTAAATGAGCATATACGCAACTTTACAAGGCACCGGCCTTCCGTGTGCGTATTCCCACTTTAAGACACCACAAGAGCCGCCGTATATCGTGTATATCGGAAATGGTCAGGATGTACTTAATGCTGACAATACGCATTACTGGAGACGGAACACCTATCAAGTAGAATATTATTTCACAACAAAAAACGAACAGAACGAGGCCAGCATAGAGGACGCACTTCTCGCTGCTGGCTATTTATATGAGAAATCCGAGGACGTATTCATCGAAGATCAACGCGTTTTCGTGATTTATTACTACATCTAAGGAGAAACAAATGGCAAATAAAGTCGAATTTGGTATCTCGAACCTGTACGTCGGAACTTATTCAGTAGGCACAACCGGCACGGTAACAATGGGCACACCTTACCATCAGGCGGGAGCGGTTTCGTTCAGCCCTGAGGAGCAGAGTGAAAGCAACAACTTCTATGCCGATAACGTAATCTACTGGAGCGGGTACACCGGCGGCACATTCGAGGGCGATCTCGAAGTCGCAAAGTTCGATGACACATTTAAGACTCAGTTCCTCGGATACATACAGAAAGCATCCGATGGCGGTCTCGCTGTTGTCAAGAACGCGACAAAACCGAAAGTATATATTGCTTTTCAGGTTGAAGGTGATGCCGAGTCTCGCAGAATCATTATGTACAACTGCTCACTCGGCGGCATAACAAGAGAGTATGCAACAGAAGAGGAGAGCATCGAACCGGCAACGGAAACCATCGCTGTTACAGTCGCAGGAGACAACAAGACGGGTATCTCAATGGTCTCATACAATCAGGCCACATCGGGATATAGCACGCTCTTCACGAATCCTCCGGCTCCGACAACCACTTAATCGAAACGGGGCGGGGCTGATATGGTCCCGCTCCATTTTTCATAGGAGGTGAAACGTGGAAAAGGTTATCAAGATAGGAAAACAAGAGGTCAGGCTTAACAATAACGTGGCTTGGACTATGGAATATAGAGATCAGTTCGGTAAGGATATCGTCCCGGTGGTCATGCCGCTGATAGCTTCAATGGCCGAGGGAGTTTCGACTATTGTGGCGGATAGTGACAACAACGGCGAGATAACGTTGTCTGGAATCGCAAACGCACTCGAGGGAAGAGTTATCGATGTGCTTCTCCCGGCGTTTCAGCTCGAGTTCGTGGATCTCGTTGTCAATGTGACGTGGGCGATGGCAAAAGCAGCAGACGAGACTATCGAGCCGCCTAAGAGGTGGGTGAGACAGTTCGATGAGTTTCCTCTTGATGTCGTGGGGCCGGCTGTATTCGACCTCGTCTTGAAGGGATTTGTAAGCTCAAAAAACTTGAAGAGGCTGAAGAATATCAAAGTAAACGCAAAGAATCTTCGGCCAAAATCACAATCGACGACATCGTCCTCGCTGGACTCGAGCGAGGCTTAGGAATGTCGGATATCTGCCGTATGCAGCTCGGTCAGGTCGTGGACTTTGTTATCGCATACAACGACAGGCAGAAGGCAGCTGAGAAGGCGCAGAAACGCGCAGAAAAGCACGGAACTAAACGCAAGGCATCACAGAACGACATTAATGCGTTCTTTGGTTAGAGGTCAAATAAATGGCATCAGGCAACATAAAAGGCATTACCATCCAGTTCAGGGGAGAGACGACTGAACTTGATGAGGCTTTAAGAAAAATCAATAAAGAAACAAAGGACATCGACTCTGAGCTGAAAAATGTCAACAGGGCTTTAAAGTTCAACCCTAACTCGGTCGAGTTATGGAAACAGAAACAACAGCTTCTCAATCAGAAACTCAAAGAGACAAACGAGAAGGCAGCGGTCCTGCGAGAAACGCTGAAAAAAGTCGATTCGGGCGAGATTGAGATGTCTTCCGAGGAAGTAAGCAAGTTGAAGCGTGAGCTGATAGAGGCGGAATCAAAGGCAAAGAAGTTCAAATCGGAACTTGACAAAATCGGGAACGCAAACCTGAAGGCTCTGTCGGAACAGTTGAAAAAGGTCGGAGATAAGATGACCACGGTGGGAAAGTCGATGACCACAAAGGTCACCGCTCCGATTGTGGCAGGATACACCGTTGCCGCGAAGTATGCTTCTGACTACGAAGAGAACCTAAACAAACTCGATGTCGCGTTCGGATCCAATTCTCAGGCGGTCAAGGACTGGGCAAACACGGCAAGAACTGAGTTCGGTTTGTCTAAAGTTCAGGCAACAGACGCGGCGTCTGCATTCGGTGCACTCGGAAAGGGCATCGGCTTAACAGAAGGCGAAGCCGCTAATATGTCTACGACGTTAGCGGGATTGTCTGCGGATCTCGGTTCATACTTCAACGTGGGCGTCGATGAGTCTGCAAAAGCACTCGAGGGCATCTTCACAGGCGAGTCTGAGGCATTGAAAAAGTTTGGTGTTGTTATGACTGACACCAACTTGCAGAAATTCGCAGAAGATCAGGGCCTTGTCTGGAAGGAACTCGACCAGACGCAAAAGACCATGCTCCGCTATCAGTATGTGCTTGATAAGACAAAAGACGCGCAAGGTGACTTTTCGAGAACGAGCGACGGAACAGCGAACAGCACAAAGATTTTTCAGGCGTCGATTCAGGATTTAGGAACGGCTATCGGTACAAATCTATTGCCGATAATCACACCGATAATTCAGAAGATAACCGAGTGGATAAATAAATTTAACGAACTGTCTCCGGCGACACAAAAGATAATAACCATTGTTGGTCTTGTAGCTGCTGTTATCGGCCCGCTGCTTGTTGTGCTCGGCACGCTTATATCGAGCATAGGCGCGATCATCGGAGCAGCACCGGCTATTGTAGGCGCGATGGGCACTATCATCACAGGCGTTGCTCCGGTAATTGCCATAATTGGTGCGTTGATTGCCCTCGGAGTCCTTCTCTATAAGAATTGGGACACCATCAAAGCGAAAGCAATCGAGCTTGCGAACAACATCAAGGCGAAGTTCAACGAGATCAAGAGCAACATTACTTCACAAATCAACGCAGTAAAGTCGTTCCTGACCTCATCATGGAACACGATCAAATCAACTGCGACTTCGGCATGGAACACAATCAAATCGGCAATAACGACACCGATACAGTCTGCGGTCGATAAGGTCAAAACGCTGATAAACAAGGTCAAAGGCTTCTTCCCGATCAAAGTCGGAAAGTTACTCAGCGGTATCAAGTTACCACACTTCAAGATCAGCGGATCTTTCGACATCAAGAAAAAGACCGTTCCGACATTATCTATCGACTGGTACAAGACTGGTGGTATCTTCGACAGTCCGTCTGTCATCGGTGTCGGTGAAGCAGGTCCTGAAGCTGTTGTTCCGCTTGATAAGTTTTGGGACAAACTGGACAAACTTCACGGAGAAACGAACATCGTTATCAACATAAACGGAGCGGACGGAAATGCAAAGGAGATCGCTCAGGAAGTCAAACGTATTCTGATACAAGAGACAAACAGGCAACGGTTAGCATGGACATAAGGAGGCATCATGGGTGTATTTAACGCACTTGAATTTGATGGGATAAACAGCCTTGACTATGGTGTGTACATCACGGGGGAGGCTGTTTTCAATTCCCCACAGAGAGCGGTCGAAGCGGTTACGGTTCCGGGACGAAACGGAGACGTTCTGCTCGACCTCGGACGCTATGAGAATATCGAGGTCACATATCATGCCGGTGTGTTCGGGGTAGACCAGGATCAGTTCGCATCAAAGATCAGGGACTTCCGTAACGTATTAGCTTCAAGAATCGGATATAAACGCATTGAAGACACGTATAATCCGAATGAGTACAGACTCGGCACGTTCGTTGCTCCGGTCGAGGTCACACCGGCTTCAATGAACAGACATGGCGAGTTTGATATTGTCTTCAACTGCAAGCCACAGAGATTCCTTACAAGCGGTGAAACAGCGATAACGGTAGCAAATAACGGGACTATAACGAATCCGACACTATTCGACTCACAGCCGTTATTAGCTGTAAAGGGGTACGGCAATATCAACATGGGCGGTTATGATATAAGCCTTGAGAGCGGATATCTCGGAGAAGTTCAGCTATTCAACAGCCGTAAAAACATATGGCGACCACCGAGTACAATCCCCACTTCACACACGCTTAACTGCGGTGATACGGACACTTACGACACGAGCCTTGTGAATAGCGGTAATGATATTAAGCTGTCAGCTACGTTTGAAGTGGCAATACGGCTTACAAGTTCGGGCGATTACTGGAACAGCATGGTAATATCTCCAGAGCCACTTTCCACGGCTGCATGGACTACAGAGCTCGTTCGTGGCACGAGCGGCAAGATAAAAGTGAACTTTGCAAACGAGGCATCGAACTGGTTGAGTGCGGGTACAAGCAACAGCAAGTTCTGTACGCAGACCGTTACGCTGACAAGCAAAAATGGCTCAACTAATGCCGTGACGATGACTTGCACGATATTGTCAAACAACAACAAGGTCTATGCGACATTTGCTGTGTCCGAGAGCGGTACTGGTTTTCTTGAAGCCATGAGCGTCAATCTGTCGGAGGTCGTAGCTGACTCAACAATATCAAGGCTTGGGAATCCGACATATCTCGACTGTGAGACTGGCGAAGCGTACAAGGTTGAGAACAATACTGTAGTAGGTCTTAACTCGTTTATTTCGGTCGGTGCAGACTTGCCAGTACTGGCTCCAGGTGCGAATACGATAACATACGACAACACAGTTACCGAACTGAAAATCACTCCGAGGTGGTGGCAGTTATGATTCCAATTTTATACGACACTAACGAGACAATTTTTATCAGCAACGGACTTGGTAGGCTTTCTGATTGTATTCGTTGCGAGTGCTACGAGGAAAGGAATGGGATTTATGAAGTCGAATTTGACTATCCTGTCAACGGAGCGCACTACAACGAAATAGTCTGCGGTCGAATCATAGCTGTGACGCACGATGAAAGCAAAGATATTCAGCCGTTCGACATTTACAAGGCATCCAAGCCAATCAACGGAGTGGTCACATTTAATGCGTGTCATATCAGCTATCGTCAGAATCGCATGGTAGTTGCGAACGGAGGCCCGATAAACGATATCAACGATGCGTTTACATTACTTGCAGCGGCACAACCTGACAATCCGTTCACTTACGAAACGAACATTGCATCAACCGCATACATGAGCGGTGCGGAAGGCTCACCGAAAACGGTCAGACAGCTTTTGGGCGGTGTCGAATGGTCTATCCTCGATGCGTATGGCGGTGAGTATGAATGGGACAAATGGACGGTCAAGCTGTGGGAGTCGAGAGGAACGGTGACAAGCTACACGATCCGATACGGCTTGAACATGGTCGATTATCAGGATGAAACGGATTACAGCGACACATATAACGCTGCCGTTCCGTACTGGATAGGTCAGGACGATAACGGCATCGACTCCACGGTAGTGGGTGACATGGTGACTTCGGGTGCATCAATGTACACTAGCCGAACAGCTTGTGTTCCGCTCGACTTAACTGACAAATTTGAGAGCAAGCCAACAAAAGCGAATCTCGAAGCGATGGCACTCTCATATATGTCATCAAATCAAACGTCCTTACCAGCGCAGAACATCAAGGTCGATTTCATACGCTTGCAAGATACGTCAGAGTATAAGGCGCTCCAAAACTGCAAGCTGTGTGATCAAGTTAGAGTGGTGTTTCCGCAGTACAACATGGACGGATATTTCAAGATCGTGAAAACAACGTATGACGTATTGCTTGAGCGATACACGGAAATGGAACTTGGCACACTATCCACGACACTTGCGGAGGCTCTTGGAATCGACAATTCAGCAAGCGCATCAGCGAACAATCTGCTTGTCGAAAAGGGTACGGACGGTATATGGACGTATCGCAAGTGGGCAGACGGTACTTCCGAATGTTGGGGGCGAAGCGGACTCAACACTGTCGCTATCAACTCGGCATATGGTGGAGCATACTATGGCTCGTCAATGTCCGCAGATCCGTTTCCGAGCGGACTTTTCCTGAATTCCGCACCGATGATTACTTCCGAGTTGCTTGGCGGT